ACTAAAGCTAATTACTGTTGGCTCAAGTATTAGAAAAGGATCGCTCATTGTGTAGCACGATCAATAGTACGATTAGTAGCCTCTTGGCTGCGCCATATCTCTATTCTCGCTTGAGCTGCTATCAACTGCCATTTTAACTTTTCCTCTACTTCTACAGCATCTTTTAGCCCTTTCAGTAATTCAATGTAATCGTCTGTAGCATAGGCTTCCATCTCTTTAGCAGCAATGCTAGATGCCGTAGATTCCAGCATAAGCCGACTTTTAGCAGATCGTAGATAATTCTCTATATAAGTTCGCTCTGCTTTAGCTTGAGCATAGACTCCTGATTGCTTAATGATGAACTCGACTGCTTTGTTCGGGTTAGTTTCCATTGTCTTTCCATTTCATCTTGTAGTTTTAACCTAGCATCCCATCCTCTTTTTTCTTGCACTAGGTCTAATTGTTTTCTGCGTTTAGCAAGAGGCCATCTTAGTAGTTCTCTAGCCTCACATTCGTTACGCCATTCCTCGCTATAGGTTTCCCCATTGTTCTGCCATTGCATCCGCTATACCTTGAAATGTTTTGTTTCTGACTTTTTGTCTTTCAGCTCCACCAAATGCTTTATCAGCATACCATTTGTGCATACGCTTACCAGATGCAAATGTTATGTATTCACCATCGCTTACGATATTTGTCGGTTGTAACAATGGCATATTCTTTAACCATAAACAAGTTTTTTTGCTTACTTCATGTCCAAATTGCCAAGGTTGTATAATTTGGTCAGGTTTGCGGTAAATTGACGACATGATGCCAACTGGATTTTCTACGGCAATTCTAGGTATATCAGCATTTACCACTTTTAAAAAGAAATCAATACCTTGTTGTTGCCTGCCGTCTGCTCTTTTTTGTGCAAAATGTTTAGCACCGCTAACAGCTAAATGAGTGCATGGTGGAAACGCAATCATCATATCCCATCCATCATTGATAATGTCAAACATATCCCCTTGGTAATGAGGCCCTGGGGCATCCGTAGGCTCAATATCACAGCTCATGGCTTCGTGCCCCCCCCAATGAACGCATCACGCACAGTTCCACTAAATTCACAAGCAACTAAAACCTTCATAACTGTTCTTCGAGTTGTTTAATTCTTTGGCTGATCCTTGCTCTCCATTGCTGCCATCCTTCTCCTGCATACGCTTGTACACCTATCTCTTGAGCTTTTTTCATTGTAAGTTCTTCTGAGCTATACCAAGGCAACTCAGGCCGTTTGTTTACCTTTGGCCCTTCTATTACGATTTCATCCTCAAACCTATATTGGTTTAACCAAGTGGTTGCATGGCATATATACTCTAGCTCTGTATTCTTTGACTTCCAATATTCAATATGGTTTGGCAGAGCCTCTACTGCTTGTTCTCGTTCTGCTGGGGTTAGTTTATAAAAACTACGATGAGCCATACGCTTGCTAACTTTCCTTGGATATAAACTCCAAAACTGCTCAAATAAATCTGACATTATTTCCCCTTCACGAGTAATAGACACCAATTACATAAAATAAGACTGCTACAAACTCTACAACAAAAAGAGGTATATCATCTTGGTATATACCAACTAAGGCCCAGACAGCACTACCTATTAAACCAAAATGAAGGTTGATTGGGTAAAAATTTAATGAGGTGAGAAATATCCCGATCAAACACAGGATTGTTCCTATCCACTTTGCTGCCCTCAATCTGTTCCAGGCGTTTTCTTTCAGCAAGTTCATTTAACAAGATCTCCTTGAAATTTTTAATCATTTTTCCTGTGCCTTTTTAATTATTGCTCTAACAAAATCATAAGGTATATATCCAGATAAAAAAAAGTCTTTTGATACTTCTGCTATTTCAGCATCAGAAAGTTCTTTAAATTTTGTTGGCTTGAATCCAGCATCTTCATAGCCAGGATGATATGGAGCTTGGTCTACAAGACTTTTATCATTGTCTATTTCTACCATTCCAGCAAAGGGTATTGGCTCTAACATTTATATTCCTAATGTTTTATTACTACGCATTAATAAAAGTTCTTTATCTAAGCCATGCTCTGGCTTGTAAGATAAAAGCTGAAGGTTATCGGATGTGCAGCATTTACTACCTTTGTAGCAAGTGCCAGTAATAGCATCCATGATGTAAGCAGTTTTATGCTCGTCTGTTGCAAAGTAAACAGGAGTACAGATGATCTCTCCCATATTGGTTATGCCTTTGTAAAGAACTCGATCTTTAAGCCAATCAACTTTTAAATGTTTCTTTTGCCAAGTAGGAAAACAACTAGAAGCATCGGCACAAAGATTAAACATAGATTTTTTTATTTGTTTCATAGATTAATACTAATCTACAAATCTACATAGATGCAAGTCTTTTATTTATTAAAGTTTCATTCACTAAGAAGTATCAATGTATATACATTGTATATACCTATGTATTAGTCTTTAGTAAGGTTACTGCTCTTTCGGTGAACGAACCTAGCCTACCTAGATTCGCCTTCATCTGCTCCATCGGAGTTACAGAACCCGACAGTCTTTCATGGTATAGGCACTATCTTCGCCACCTATCTTGTGCTGTTTCAACCATTACCCCCAGTAGCACTATTATTCCTAAACCCCTGGTATGTCGTTAGAGCCTCGAACTTAGGAAATCGTATCTTACATCACATCTCAAACTCTTTGCAAGCCCATCTACCATTAGGCTGTTTAAACCATCCTAGCACTAGGATCTTCCATCCAGACCGAACCAACTCTGGCAAAAATTCGGACTCGGAGATCTTCTTAATCCTAGAGGACATATTGGATTTGCTAGTAATCTGGATACCTACAGTTTCCCCATTGCCAATAGCCAAAATGTCAAAAATGGAGAATAGGTCTTTTTTGCGCCTAGTGAAAGCGTTATAACTTTCTACCACATCGCATTTATAGCCCCTAGACTCCATTAGAGCGACTGTACGGCTGTTTTGACTAGCCAAGGTCGTTCTCTGTCAGCCTGCCTTCAGATGCCTCTATGATCGCTTTATGCCATTTCTTAGGAATTCCATTACGCATTTTCCAGGCATAGGCCGTTACATACTTAACCCCTATCTTTTCGCATAGGATCTTGATGGTCTTAAATTCAGACATCAATTTGTCAAATGAACTTGTTTGTGGCAAATTTACAACAGTATTCATATATGCTCCTTTTGTAGACTTTTTATTCTACACCATCCTAAAAGTGTGCAAAAAAGCAACACTAAAAATATATTTTTACAAAGGTGAAAAATCTCTACATTTCTGGATTAAGATTTATCCATGCAGCACTTTTCAACAACTCGTGAAGGAGTAAACATGAAAGATATTCTACTAGGTGGTTTGCTAGGATTCTTTATAGCAGCAGTAGTTCTCATTACTTATGGCTTTCGTATTGGTGTATATACACTATGAAGGCCCTAATCCTTATCCTAGCAGCATCTTTGGTGGCTTGTACACCAATCCCAATCAAACGCTATAAGACAGATGTAGTAGATCAAACTCCTTGCTATAAGACAAATGATTGTCCTATGCAGAACCCCCCAGCGTTTTTGTTCTACAACAACTTTAATAATTCGTGGAGAAGATAAATGTATAACAACAATTCTTATTATGAAGCCCCATACGATGACCAGGCAGAGCAAGATCAACTGGATGAGTGTATCTACGATGCAGTCAAGAATGATCCTAAGTATGATCCTACAGACCTTGGGAATTTTGCAGAATCAATTGGGCAAGATGTAGATGATGTAAATTTACAAGAGTTTATTCGTGATTGTGTAGAAAAAAAAGATTGGGCAGCACTTGGTCGTAAGTTATATTTACATTCTTGGGAGTACATGGAAAAAGTAGCAGAATTTAATTTAACAAAGTGAAGGAATCAAAATGTCAGTATTTATTAAACTAAACAAAGCAAGAATTAAGCTGCAAAACACAGAACTTACAAAATCTGGACATAACAAGTTTGCTGGATATAAGTATTTTGAATTAGGGGATTTTTTGCCTACAGTTCAGAATATCTTTAGCGAACTAGGTCTTTGTGGGATTGTGTCGTATGGTGTAGACATTGCTAGCCTTACAATTGTAGATGTAGAGGATAATAGCAATATTGTTATAACATCTCCAATGGGATCAGCAGCTCTAAAGGGCTGCCATGAAGTGCAGAATATTGGCGCAGTAGAAACCTACCAGCGCAGATACTTATGGGTTACTGCAATGGAAATTGTAGAACACGATGCACTAGATTCTAGCGAAGGCGTAGACGAGTCTGGGGAGTTGAGCAAGCATATTAAGGGAATACAGGCAAGCCAAAGCCCTGCCGAACTCAAGGTGGCCTTTGCTCAATCTTACAAGAAATACAAAGGTAATACTAAGTTTTTAGATGCTATTACTAACGCTTATAACGATATGAAGGCCCATTTTAATGAAACTAGCACAGGAGCAGCCTGATAATGTTTGCTCCCCTTGTGGTAGCACCTGGGGAGTCCATAAACCAAAAGATCACCAATATAGGATATGGATAGACAAATGCGATGTGTGTTTAGATACCAGGGCCGTATGCGATGCCTCAGAATTTGGCTATTTAAAGGAAGGCTGGGATGGAAACAAGGTGGTGTGTTAGTTGTCAGGTTTTGCGACCAGCTAGTAATTTTAAGTTGGTAAAGGTTAATAAAACAAGCAGATGGAAATGTGGAATTTGTTTAAAACGAGAGGCAGATAGGAAATATGGAAAATAACTTTATTTATACCCCAAGCTCTACAGACATAGAAATTCGTTGGAGAAAGCAGCATGGCTACATTCCAGCTAGTGAGCAAGAGTTCTACAAGAAAAAGTGGGCAGATTTTAAAGCAGAATTTGCTCGTACATTAGATGACCAGCCCAAAAAGCTAACACCTAACGAAACAGTCGTTTACCAATGGAGAAAACGAAAGTGATTAATAGAAAGTGCCTTGAGGCTTTTAATAAATTATCTGAGCCTGTATACCATCCACAAGAATATTTTATGCTAGGATGGAACGCTGCGATAGATGCCTTATCTGCTGAATTTTCTCGCAAATGGGAGATGAACGAATTAGAAGATATTGATTTTATTGTTCAGCCAGAACAAAGCCCAATGCACGATGATGAGTGAATGGTATCCTTTATGCTACCCATCAAGAAGGGATTACAGAGCTTGGCTGTATCTAAGAGATCATGCCCAAGAAGTAGTCAATATTTGCGATGATTGCACAGAAGATTACATGGAATTAATGGAAAAAAAGAACCGATGCGATCCAGCAAAGGCACAAAAACTAACTACGAATAGTAAAAAAACATGACAGATTATTCTGAAATTTATATTGAGATTAACCAAGTGCTTAAAAGCTACTATAACCATGAGCTAAAAAATAACCATGAAAGAGCTGCTCAAGATGCTAGTGAGGTAGCAACATTAGCAGAACATCTTAAATTTTTAGCAGAGGCCAAAGTATGACTACATTTACTACAGAAGATAGGGTAGCCGTAGAGCAGGGTACGGATGCCTGGCATCAACTTAGGTTAGGCAAGGTAACTGCTAGTCGTATGGCAGATGTGTTATCTAAGGGTAAGTCTGGGGAGTCTGCAAGTCGTACGAAATATCGTACGGAATTGGTAGTCCAAAGGCTTACAGGGTTGCCAAGCGAGTCTTTTACTAATGCTGCAATGGAATGGGGAACAAAGACCGAGCCTTTGGCTAGGGTAGCGTATGAGGTTGCAAAAGGTTGCTTTGTAGAACAAGTGGCATTTATAGATCATCCTACAATTAAGTGGTTTGGATGTAGCCCAGATGGCATTGTTGGAGAGGGAATCATTGAAATAAAAGCACCTAATAGCAGCACCCATATAGAGTATTTAATGGATGGAAAACCCCCATCTAAGTATATCCCTCAGATGCAATGCCAAATGGCTGTAACAGGGGCTAGGTGGTGCGATTTCGTATCATTTGACCCTAGACTACCAGATGACTTGCAACTGTTTATAGTGCGCCTTGAAAGGGATGAGGAGTATATCAAGGCAATGGAAGTAGAAGTAGAGAAGTTCTTAAGCGAGGTCGAAGATACATTAACTAAATTGAAAGCGAGAAAAAATGGCCTATGAAATGAAAGATGGCAACTTTAGCCTATTCAAAAATAATCGTAAGGAAAAAGAAACACATCCTGATTATGCTGGATCAATAATGATTAACGGCAAAGAGCATTACCTTAACGCCTGGCTAAAAGACGGAAAGAATGGTAAGTTCTTTTCTGGATCAGTCGGTAAGGAAAAGCCACCAAAGGATAACTTTAAACCTCGTGGTAACGATGAGATGCCAAAGCATACCATTGAGGATGACGAAGTACCATTTTGATTAACAGATGAGATCGGCATTAACCTTCACGAAGGAGAGCCTGCACCCTTCCGATTATGCAGGCAAACGCTTTGACAAAGCATTGCACGATAAATACGACCCACCAGCTAGAAAAGCTGTATCCGAATGGATGAAGATGAAATGGGGATTAGATTGTAGGGAAAACCCTAATGTGTATGGAGTAGATTTAATCGCTTACAGAGCAAATAATCCAGTTGGCTTTGTTGAAGTTGAAGTACGGAGCTGGAGCTTTTGCCACCATCCCACCATCCATATAGCCCATCGTAAAGCAAAGTTATTTCAGCAAGATCTCCCTGTTCTATTTTTTGCACTAACTCACGACTTAAGTCATGCATATTGGCTGAAAGCTGAGTTGGTGAAAGAGTGTCCATTGATAGAAGTTAAGAATAGGGAAGTTTTTAGTGGGGAGTTCTTTTTTGATGTCCCTGTAAGTTGGTTTAAGTATGTAGATCTTACAGAACCATTTTAAGATAAATACAAAGCTCTTTCATCTTTTCGCCTGTTTGTAAGGCCCTTTAATTCTTTTCCACCAGCTTTATTCCATTTTAGAAATTCATCGGCAGCAGACTCAAACTCGCCTCGATTGTGCTTTATCCTAATTGTAGAACGCTGTAAATTACCCAGTCCAACATTGAAGGCAAAGCTCGTGAGTGCGCCAAGTCTGCCAGGAGTAAGGCCATCAGGACATAATCTCCGTACTCCGCTTTCAAATGACTGTAAGTCTTTAGCAAGGATCTCATCTACTTCCCCCATTGAGAGTGTTCTATCCCACCCACTAGGTATAGGCAAAGCCTTACGCTCTGCTAAAGGGATTTTAATATGTGATTGATCGATTACATGGCCTACACCTACAGTCCAGATTAATGCAGGACATTGATAAGGGCGTACTCGTACACCCTCATGGTGTTTAATCATGTCAATGACACGCTTATCTAAACTCATTTTTTGCTAAATGCTTGAGTACCAAACCAGAAGGCAATAATTGATGCTAAGATCTGCATTTCATCAGTATCAAAAATTAATGGAATAGCCTCTGCAAACTGAGCTCCAGACTGCCAAGCCCAAATAATAGATGCAATGTCTACAACGATTAATAGGAATACAAATAGATAAGTAACCATAGGTCGAACAGATGCTCTTAAATTAATTACCCATTGGCTTGCTCCTTGACCAATAGCGATGTCGTGGGCATATAAGGACTCACGCTCTTTCTCAGCAGTTTGTATGCTGATCTGTTCTGTACGGATTTCTTCTACTCTAGCTTGGGCTATGTAGCCTTCTTTGAGCATCTGCATCTCACGCTCTATCTGCATCTTAGCGAGTTCTATCTCATGGGATTTATCAGACTTGTCTTGAAAAAAATCTAACAACTTTGGAAGGCCACCCATCAAAAAAGATAGAGCAGTTGAAATTAAAGTAAGCATTATTTAATACCCCAAGTTAAATACCACGCAATAAACGCAGCTACAAAAAAACACCAAAACTGTACCTTTCTTACTGCCTTTAGATCGTGCTGATATTCCTCATTAGATTTGCGTTCCATATTCTCAATATCTAGCTTGATCTTTAAAACTGCATCCCATTCTTTTGCACCATACTTCTTTACAAAATTTATCTTTAAATTTGCTTCTTCATCGCTAATTTGTTTCTTATGTTTCCAAGACTCTAACGCTTTTATTAAAGCCCTTTCTTTTCTTAGCTCTGCTTCTCTTTCTGCAATTTTTCGTTCTTTTGCTCGTTCTTTGGCAACATCAACCCCATCTTGCTGTATGTTACTAATAGATTGAGATAAGCCCTTGCTTGCAGATCTGCTTGCTTCAAGGCTGTCTGTAAGTCCTTTGACACCTTCAGTAATTCCGTAGTCCACATCACTTGCTCATAAAGTAATGAGTTAAAAATCCTACAAAAGTAGAGAACGCAGATACTATCATCATTCCAGCAAATAGGCCGCCTTTAGATTTGTTGGCGAGGCCCAATAATTCTTCCATGCCACTTTCTAGTTTGTCTATTTTCTTTTCCATAGCATCTACTTGAGCTACGAGCTGTCCGTACTTAAAGAGGTCGATTTCTGTAGACATAGTTTATCCAAAGAAAACAGCGTTTAAACCAGTAACATCACTTGGAGAGCCTAGGCCATCACCACAAGCAACAGTAATAGTTGTAGTTGTTTGTGATTGAATGTTTACAGAACGATTTACAGTAGAATTTAAAATTGTAAATATAGCGGAATAATTAGCATTTGCAAAAGCATTTGTAAAGGTAAATGTATAATTTCCTGTAGAATTTTTAACTACACTTGTTACATTATATGCAGCATTAATAGTACCAGTTGAAGGGGTAGAATTTACCCAAGCCTTTGCAATACCAGTATTAGTTGAAGATGTCCAACTTGTTCCATCAGATTGCAATATATTTCCACTTGTACCTGGGGATACTGTAGTTACCGCAGAAGTGCCATTGCCAATTAATACTCCTTTAGATGTATGAGTTGCTGCACCTGTACCGCCTTGTGCAACAGTTAATGCAGTAGTTAAGCCAGTAATAGAAGTAATGTCTGAGTTTGCACCCTTAATAGCAAAAGGAGCTGCTGCACTAGAAGATGCTCCTGTACCACCTGATGCTATAGGTAAAGCAGTAGACATTACTACAGCACCAGTAAATGTAGTAGCACCAGTATGCACAGATGTACCAGTTACTGCTAAGTTTCCACCTACAGTAAAGTTATCACCAGATGCGCCTGTCTGTTGATCTTTTAATTGGCTCATTAGCTCACGAATAGCATTGTTAATGCCAGATGGAGCGCAGCCTTCTGCAATATTAATGCTATCTATGTCTGTGTTGTTAGCTGGAGTGCTATCAAATTCTGAAATCTTTGTCTTTGCCATTTTTTAGTCCAATAGAGAAGGAGTAACAACACCAGCACCTACTTGTTGTTGTAATGCTTGATTGCGTAAATATTCATCGAGTAATTTTAAACGATCTATCATCTGAGCTTGTTGTGCAGGATTTACAGAGTAAAGTTCTGGAGCTAGTGTTTCAGCAGTTCTAGTGCCTGGGCCTGTAACAGATCTCAATAGGTAATCCATGCCACCTTTTACAAGACCTTTTTCTGCCATCTGTGGAACTAACTCTGTGCTGCCTTCAAACTCTCTAGCTGCCTCTGTTCTACGCTGAGTAGGGCTACCGCCTGTGATTTGAATATCAGTAGATCGAATGGCTTTTTCTCTACCTAATTGCATCTCTAGATTTTTGAAAGCATCATCGCCAATTAGAACTTTGATCTGATCTCGTTTCTCTGGTGATCCAAATGTGCGTTTAATTTGATCTATACCATCTGCACCTGATTGAATCTTAGTGCGAATGGCATCATAAGCACCAATAGCAAACCCATCTTTTTCTGCTGGATTTAATGATTCATAAGTCTTTTTAAGTGTACGAGCATCAATATCAAAAAATCCTCTGCCATTTTCAATAGCATCAAATACTTGTGTAGGGCCACCAAACGCTTGTCTAGCTTGTTTGTATTCAACAGGAGCTTGGCTATCTACCTCATTCATAAACTTACCACGAATATTTTTAAGAGAATTAACTTCATCCTTGCCTAAACCAGATGCAGGAGTTTTGCTCCAGTTAATCTCATCATCTATTCCACGCTTAACATAGTCAATAGTCTTAAGATCAAAAGTATTGCCTTCTGGCTTTAATGGAGCTAATGGGAAACCCTCTCTAGTAGCAATTCTATTTGCTCTAGCGTATGCGCTTTGGAAAGCAGGATCTAACATAATATTATCTATAGTCTTGCTACCAATAGATACAGGACTTGCATAAGCAGCATCGTATAAAGGTTTAGATGCAGCATTTCTTAATTTAATAATATCGTCTGCAATCTCCATTGGATCTTTATTGATCTTAAATGCTTGTTGGAAGTCTGTAAGAATACGATTTCCTGCGCCTGATTTGCGTTCTTCTGCTAAATTCTCAGCCACTACTCTTGCACCAGGATAGCTTGCAACAGTTTCTCCTAATTGCTTAGTGGCTTTACCGCCAAACTCCATAATAGTTTCTGGCTTATAACCTGATAACCTAATTTGATCCATTGCAGCCTTAATTTCTGGCAATGTAAGGCTATCTCTCTGTAGAGCTTGAATAATTTTAGTATCTGCTTTGCGTTGTGCAGCATCACCACTCATGCCAAAAAAATCAGCAGTTTTTCCTGTAATATTTTTAACAATAGGAATATCTTTTGTAGCCTCTACAATGCTTTTTGCTGCCTCTGGTATTCCTAATTTTTCAGCAACAGTCTTGGTTGCGCCCATTCCAGCCTTCATACCACCAAGAACTACAGGAGCTAAGATTGCGCCTTGAATAGCTCCTTTTTCTGCCCCTGCTACTCTCTCGCCTTCTTGAGCAGTGCCAGCACCAGTTAATCCACCAGCAGCAGCTCCAGTTCCAGATACTCCAGTTATAGCTTTAATGCTAGTAGGAATCTTAGATAATATATTAGCAACTTCTGGGATCTTACTAGCAGCCTGTACAGCAGTTTTACCAGCAGTAAACGCTAATGGCAAGCTACCAGCAATCTCAGATGCCATAGCTTGATAAGGCTTTTCTGCCTCGTATTCTTGTTTAGCAAACTGAACGGCAGCAAGGTTTTGCTCGTATGGCTTTTTGTTTTTAAGGGTCTTAATGACCGCCTCAAACTCATCACCAAATCCAAAAGTTAAGCCTTGAATACCAGCCTCAATATTGCCATAAGTAGATGTTGTTCCTTTGGCCTTAGAATAGTTCTCAGCAGCACTCTTAAATCGAGATGCTGTATATCCTTCTGCATTTAAATATTGATTAATCTCTTGTGGTTTAACATCAGGATTAACCAATAATTTATCTACATTACGAATAACTTTTTCAAACTTTTCGTATGCCATTACTCTAATCCTCTATCTTTTTTATATTGATTCATATCGAATGGTACATAAGATTTACCAGCAGCAGTTTTCATTGCATTTTGTGTAACTTGTCTTAGCATTTGCTTTTGTGCAATTTTTTCTGGTTTATCTCCTGGTTGTGGGAAATAAGTTCTGATTTCATCTTTCATCTCATCTGTGCCAATAACTGCGCCAGATTCTTTGCGAAGATTTGCACGAACCCAGTTTTCTTGAGCATTTTTATATAATTGTTGCTGTGTAGAACTTCCCACATTTTCTAAATATCCACCAATTAAAGGAACAGATCCAAGTGCTTGAGTTCTAGCAGTTGGATACATTGTGCCAACATCTTTTCCTGCCGCTTGCTGTGCATACACTTTAGACTCAATATCTTTAGCTAACTGGTCTGATAACTCCATACGCTGTGCAAATCCAGCAGCCTTTTGCTCTGACTCAGTAGGTTTAGCACCTTCTGCTTTTCTATCTGCTCTTTCAGCAGCAGCTTGAGCTTGTCTATCTGCTCTTTCTCCAGAT